GACTTAAGAACACCTAAGTATAAGCCCCAAGTGATTCCTAATAAAAAGAAATCACAAAAGATTAAACACAAAACCTCTCTTAAGAGACTCTCTCAGAGCATACTATAGCTGTCCTAACGGATGGTTTTAGTGTGTTCTGAGGGGGTCTCTTATTTTTTTTTTTTTATAGAAAGTGAATTTATGAAGTGTTGGCATTGTAAAACAGACTTAATATGGGGTGGTGATGAGGATTATGAAGGTGAGGACTATTCTATGGTCACTAACTTAACCTGTCCCAAATGTATTAGCTTTATTTTGGTGTATTATCTCAAAGAATTTAATACCTGACGTTTAAGAATAACTTTGCTAAAGCTCTGCCAAAGTGATATCTTGGACTCCTCTACTGGTACTTGAAAGAGGAAGTCTGTATGCCCCCCGATAGTACCCTTTCTACACTCCCTTGTGTATACAATACGGGGGGTTATAAGATATCACTTTGGTATCTTTAGTGTAAGTAATATTTCAATTGTTTTCAATAGTTTAATGTTTTATTATGATAAATTATTGAAAATAATTAAAAAATTTAAAAGAGTTTTTATATCACAATTAATAAGGAGTCTATAATGGCAAACCCTTCTCCGACAGTTAAGAAGATTGCTCCAGGTCCAGGACGCCCTAAAGGCTCTAAGAACATTAACTCAATGGCCTCTGTTAGGAAGCTTGAAGAGCTTGGTTTCGATCCTATTGAATATATGGTTAAAAAATATCATGAAATTCAAAAACAGTTAGATCACTTAGAATCTTTAAACAAGTCTACTACAGGAGCCTACGCGCAGTTAACAGCTACGCAGGGCCAACTAATAAATAATTTAATGGCTTATGGCTATAAGAAAATCCCTGATAAAATTGAGCAAGAGGTTACTGAAAAGAAACCTATCTCTATTCTACTCACTGATAATAATAAGGAAAAAAATGATGAGTAATTCAGATGATTGGCACTTGTCTAAAAGTGTACCCGTAACTTTTATACTAGCCATTATAGCACAAACAATTGCCCTTGTATGGTATGTATCTTCACTAGATAATGATGTTGAGAATAATACCAGAGATCTTCTAAGACATGAAGTAAGGCTAGAGGCACTAGAGAAAATAGTTCAGAGTCAAGCCTTAACCCTTGCTCGTATGGATGAAAATATAAAGGCTATCCGTTTCTCTGTGGAAAAGATGGCCGCACAGGATACGGAGCAGTAAAATAAACAAGTATAAGAAATATCCCTGATAGCAACAATAACAGCTAGGGGGAAGAAATGATAGACCCAATAACTGCCATTGCAGGAGCCTCTGCTGCGTTTAACGCTATTAAAAAAGGCATACAGGTAGGCAAAGATTTACAAGACATGGGAGGGCAACTTTCCCAGTGGGCGGGGGCTATGGCTGATATAGACTTCGCTAAACAACAGACGGAAAATCCACCTTGGTATAAAGCCTTAGGTGGTGGTGTTGAAGCACAAGCAATGGAAGTCTTTGCCGCCCAGAAGAAAAAAGATGCCATGCGGAAAGAACTAAAAGATTTTATTTGTGTAGCTTACGGCCCTTCTCATTGGGAAGAACTCTTATCCATAGAAGCAGAGATGAGAAAGAGTAAGAGAGAAACCGAGTTTCGTAAAATGGAGCTTAAGCAAAGCATAATAGAATGGACTGCAGGGTTTATTTTGTTTTTAATAGCAGTTTCTTGCTTGGCAGGTATAATATGGTTAACCACACTATAAAAGTAATTAAGTCAAAGAATAAATATCATTACTATGATGAACATGGTAAAATTATAATTGTAACTAGATACAAAAACATAGGAGACGCTTATGCCCAAAGGGAAAGGCACTTATGGAAAAAAGGTAGGGAGACCCCCGAAGCCTAAGAAAAAGGGTAAGTAAATGGATAAAATAAAAAACATGTGGAATAAGCTAGATACTAAGACTAAGATAGCAGCTGCTATTGTTATAGTTGTTGTGATTGTCGGTATTTTGGGGTAAGTGGCTCAGATTGTAAAGGTGAGTATACTCTCTATAATGTTATGTAAACAAGTTGTAGGGGGGTTGCCTACCGACAGTATGCCGCCTCCTTTAGAGGAGAACGAACCTCTATTAAGCAATAATAGATTAATAGGAAGGAGACGATAATGACATTAATATCTCATTTCCCCTTGCCCAAGATGCCGTTCGAGACTCATGTGAATACTGTGTTTCACGATCTAGAGGCGAGGAATCCTAAAGTAGAAGCAACTGAAAAAGCGATAGATAAAAAAGTAGAGAAGTATAAATATACAGACGCTTACATTTATCATCCTCAGAATATGAATAAAGTTTACCCACAAAGACAAGGTGAGCATGTAAACTTTATTATAGCGTAAGAGTATAGTATGATAAAGTTACATGAAAAGCAGTCAGAAGTTATTAGAGATTTATTCGTAGATAACATTTGCAGATATAGTGTTGTTAACGCTAGTCGTGGATTCGGCAAGTCTTATTTAGCCGCCACAGCTGCTATTATCGCAGTACAAGAATTATTAGAATTAGATGAGGACGTTCCAAATAAGAACGTAGCACTCATTGCACCTACTTATAGCCAAGCAGTGGATATTTATTATCCCCTGATAGCTTGGCAGTTGGGTATGGAAGACTACGCCGACAAAGCTTCTAGGGCCGCGGGACAATTTTGGTTTCCCAAAAATGTTCACTTAAAACTGTGGTCTTACGAAGCTTCCCAACGTATGCGTGGAACAGGTCAGTACTTTGTTGTAGCTGATGAGGTTACATCATGGAAAGGTGCAGGAATGAACCTTAAAGAATCATGGGAATCAATTATACAACCTTGCGTTGCTACTCGTTGGTCGCCTATGAACGCTAAGAAATTCAATGCTAACTCTGGTCGAGCGCTTATCATTAGTACTCCCAGAGGTTATGACTATTTTTATGAAATGTATAACAGAGGGGATTATGATCCTCATTGGAAAAGTTATACATATACATATCAAGATTCTCCTCTTTTAGATGAAGAGGAGATTGAAAGGGTAAAGTTAACCTTGGACCCCTTGAAGTTCGCTAGAGAATACGTAGCAAGCTTCGAAGATTCAGGTAACAATGTGTTCTATACATTTAATCGTAAAGATCATATTGACAACAACCTCCAACAATTTGAGGATAATGAAGACGTTCATGTTGCTATCGACTTTAACGTTGGAATTATGGCCTCAATTATCTTTGCTATTCGGGGAAACCAAATACACATCTTAGATGAGATGCAAGGTCATCCCGATACTGAAACCCTAGCAAGGTCGCTTAAGGAAAAGTATAATAATCATCGAATTATTTCTTATCCTGATCCTTCTGGGAGGGCGCGGAAAACTTCAGCTGCCGTAGGTGTTACTGATTTCAGGATCCTAGAGACACACGGTATTATCACCAGAGCACACACCAAAGCTCCACCTATTATAGACTCAGTAGCAGCTGTAAATAAAAAGTTTAAAAACGCCAATGGTGATATTGATATGCTTATACATCCTAAGTGTGTCAATACGGTTAAGTCTTTAGAGCGTACACAGTGGATAGAGTCTAATCCAGATAGTGCTACGATTGATAAAAAGGAAGGTGTTGAGCACTGGACAGATGCCTTGCGCTATGCAGTAGAATATCTGTATCCAGTCAGAGCAGGAACTTCAGTCATTAAGCGTGGCTTTGGTTTCTAAAAAAAATCCATGCAAAGAAAAGGAAAATAACATGGCAAAAGGACGTAAAAAGTCACTATTCGGTCGCACTATTGGTCGCGGCGTTGGAAAAGTAAAAACAGCAATTCATCGTCGTAAAACAAAGAATGAAGGCGTAACAGAAATGCGTGCGCGTATGACTAAAAGCCGCACAAAAGCTGTGGCAAAAGGCAAACGCCGCGCAGCTATTAGGGGTGCTGTTTCTAGAGCAACTGGTTTGAAAGTTTCAACAATTGGTCGTGGTACAAGCGCAAGTAATCTTGGTCGGCGGGCCGCCTACAAATTCACTTCAGCACGTAAGTCAGCACTTCAAAAGGCTCAACGAGCCTCTGCTCGTGTTCGGGCGATGCGCTCTAAAAACACTTCAGGCCCAGCAAGTCGGGGTGGAAAACAGGCAGCAATGCGCAAACGGCGCTTTTCTGGTCGGTAGGACTATCATTGTCATAAGGGAGTCCCTTAGGGGGCTTCCTATATTTAGTATTGAGAACAGTTATAAACAAAACAAAAAGTCCATCTGAGGATCGACAGAAAGGAAATAAAATGCCACGTTCAAAAATAACGTCTCAATCTAAAGACATTATCACTGATGACGGCTCTGTTTTAGTTTCTCTTATAAAAGGAGAACAAACACGGCTTGAAGTAACGCTAAACTGGCTTACTAACTTAGCAGGATATACGATCTTATCAAAAATAATAGAGGCAGACAATGTGCAGAGTTCAGGTACTATTCCTGCAACTGCAGCTAGTTCGCCTACAGTAACCACTCTGACAATAATTGACAGTACTCCTACGGACAATAAATTTGAAATTGTCTTTCCACAAACCTTGATTGATAACTGGGATACTTATCCTATCCCTGATAAACCTGTTTATGGTTTTATTGATCTCGAAGTTACTGACACAGGCGTTGGTACTAACCAACAAATTTGGAAGCCTCTTAGAGGTGTAGTCGAAGTACGTTATTCACCAACGGAGATTTCGTAATGTCTTATAAAGTTAGTTTAAATAACAATAAGTTAGCGGTAAGCCTATCTAGAACAGGTGGACAAGGCTCTAAAGGCGATTCTGTTAGTAGCGCGTCTATAGATAGTAATGGTGATTTTCATATTATAATTACAGACGCTGCAGGTAATCAAGTATCAGATACAAATTTAGGTGGTGCTAATATAGTTGCCTCTGCGACTACAGCAGCAACAAACGCTCAAACAGCATTAGACACTTTTGATGATAGATTCTTAGGTGCTAAATCCAGTGCGCCAACATTAGACAATGATGGTGACGCTCTTATAACAGGTGCTTTGTTTTTCAATACTGCTACGTCTCAATTAGGCGTTTATAATGGAACGGCATGGGAATATCCTGCTTTAGAAGCTCAAACAAGTGCAACAGCGTCTGCTGCAAGCGCTACCAGTGCGGCTAGTAGTTTATCTCAAATTGGTACGAGTGTAAGCGATGCAGCTAATTCTGCTAGTTCTGCCGCAGCTTCCGCAACAAGTGCTACATCTAGTGCTACAAGTGCTTCAAATACTTTAGCATCTATTCAAACAGTGTTTGATAATTTTGATGATAGATTTTTAGGAACTAAAAGCAGTGATCCAAGCGTAGACAATGACGGCAATACCTTATTAGAAGGTGCTATGTACTATAATAGTTCTACTAATGATATCAAATTTTATAATGGAACTTCTTGGGAAGCACCTTCTGTATCAGCAGCAAACTCAGCTACTGCTGCGGCTACTAGTGCTTCTTCTGCGTCTACAAGCGCTACTAGTGCTGCATCCAGTGCTACTAGTGCAGCGAATAATGCTTCTACTGTAGCATCTAATCTTTCATCTGTTGAATCTTTATTTGATACTTTTGATGATAGGTTTTTAGGTGCTAAGTCTAGTAATCCAAGCACAGATAATGATGGAAATGCCTTATTAGAAGGCACTATGTATTTTGATACAACTAATAATGTCATAAAGTTTTATAATGGAACATCGTGGGTTGCTCCTACTACAGATGCAAATAACTCAGCCACTGCTGCCGCATCTAGCGCTACCGCCGCTGCGTCTAGCGCAACTGCTGCTGCTGCTAGTGCAACTGCCGCTGCTGCTTCTGCCGACACTTTTGATGATACTTATTTAGGATCTAAATCTTCAGATCCTTCTGTTGATAATGATGGGAACGCATTACAAACAGGTGCTTTGTATTTTAACACTAGTACTGATACTATAAGAGTATATACTGGTTCTGCTTGGTCAAATACACTTAAAGATCTTGTAGATGACGCTACTCCGCAGCTAGGTGGCAACTTAGATTTAAATGGTAATGACATAATTACCACTTCAAACGGAAATATTGATCTTGATCCTAATGGATCAGGGAAAGTTGTTTTTAAAGGGAATGCTACTAAGGGTTCTGGACAATTTGTATTAAATTGTGAAAACAATTCACATGGTATTACTGTAAAAGGCCCACCTCACTCAGCAGGTGCATCTTATACACTTACTTTGCCAAATACAAGCGGCTCGACAGGGCAATTCTTAAAGACAGATGGTTCAGGTAATTTATCTTTTGATACTGTATCAACTGATCTTGTAGCAGACACTACACCGCAACTTGGTGGTAATCTTGACACTAATAGCAACAATATTACTTTTAGTGATAGTTCAAGAGCTATTTTCGGGGCTGGTTCTGACATTCAAATATACCATGACGGTACGGACAGCCATATAGATTACTCTAAAAAATTGTCTTTTACTCCTAGTGGAGGTGCTGATCTTAGCTTTAATGGTACTAGCTATGATACAGACTGGATGGCGTTAGGTCATTGGCATTTTAAAGACGGTACACAAGCACGTTTTGGTAATAGTGATGATCTTAAAATCTATAGCGATGGATCGAATAGTATTATTCAAGGTACAGGAACTACTTATTTTAGAGGTAGCACTGTAATAATCGGAGCAAACGGCGGGAGTGGTGGTTTCGAAACTGGCATTAGGGTCAATGAAGTAAGTTCAGAAACATCAAATGTTGAACTTTATTACGACAATTCTAAGGTATTTGAAACTACATCATCAGGCGTCCAAACAACAGGTACAGTAAACGTTAATGGTGCTTACACCCTTCCTACCTCAGATGGTACAACAAATCAAGTACTAACTACAGATGGTTCTGGGGCAGTTACTTTTGCTGATGCAGGTGGGGGTGCTGACCTTTATGCGGCTAACCCTTCAAGTGCTACTGATCCAACGGCGACAGGTACAAATGCTGTAGGTGTTGGTAATGATGCTGTAGCAAGTGGTAATAATTCTATTGCATTAGGAGACAATGCAACTTCTGCAGGTGTAAGATCAGCCGCACTCATGTATTCTCATGCAGGTGGAACAGATAGCTTTGCAGCAGGTATCGCCAATAGTTCAAGTAGTCGTGGAGCACAAGCAGCTAATGCAGTAGCAATTGGTAGTAATGCTTATGTTCAAGGAACTGAAGCTATAGGGTTAGGTTATTATGCTACCATTGGTTCAAGTGGCACAAGGGCTGTGGCGTTAGGTCATTCTTACGCAAATGGCACAGATAGCTTCGCTGCACAAATTGGAAGCAACTCAAGCAGCTACGGTGCAACGGGTAATAATGCTACCGCAGTTGGCATACTTACAAAAGCCACAGGCTTAGACTTTGTATTTGGCAGAAGCAGTATAGCTTCAGGTGGGTCTGGTTCTTTAAGTTTAGGAATGGACAATACAAGTTCTGGTGGTGGAGCAGTTACTTTAGGTAAAGGAAATACTGCTAGTCATACTGATGCAGTTGTGATTGGTCAGGGGGCATCTTCGTCCGCAGCAGATCAAATCACATTAGGACACACAGACCAGACTGTAAGAATTTCTAGTGCATACACCCTACCTGCCGCTGACGGAAGTGCCAATCAGGTGCTTACCACAAATGGTTCAGGTGCTGTTACTTTCGGGGTTGCTCCTAATCCTGTTCTTTATTCTGCAAACGAAAGTACACCACAAGGAGCAGTTACTGTATCTAATACTAGTTCTGCACCAAATTCTATAGCTTTTGATACTGATAATTCTAAGATATGTGTAGCTCATCCAAAAAGTACAGGCGCTGCAAACGGTGCATCATTAACAATTGGTACTATTAGCAATAACAGCGTTACCTATGGGTCTGCTGTTGATATATATACTTCTACAAGTAGTCAGCTTTCTGAACCTCAAGTTGTGTATATTGGGTCTGGAAAATTTGTAGTTTCATATTTAAAGTATGATTCAGCAGACGGAAGCAGAACATATGGGTTTAAAGTTGTTACTGTTTCAGGTACTACTGCAACAATTGGCAGTGAAACAGCGCTAAGTTTTCCAACAGGACAATCACCTAGCTATGGAAGCAATAATAATAGAATGGCAGCCGATCCTGCAAATACAGGTAATTTTGTATTTACTTGGTCAGGTTATAATGGTGGGAATAGTACTAGCAACAGGTCACAGTCGTGGGCAGTTGCAGGTAGCATAAGCGGCTCAACAATTACACTGGGTTCGAATGTACAGTTAACTAACGCATCTGGTGATTCTTTTACTACAAGTTCTGGTAATTATGGTGGTCAAGGTATACTAGGTTTGTCTTATGATGCTACAAGACAAAAGTTTTTAGTTGCTTACCAACAAATAGGAAGTAGCATTTCAAACGCTAGAGTAATATTTAAAACCCTTACTCTTGGAGGAACAGGTAATAGAACTATTACAGCGGGTTCACAAACTAATGTAGGTGGTACTGATACTTATAATACTCCTTTTCACAATGGATTAACGGCTGCTTTAGCTTATAACTCTACTGTAGGGCGGCATCTTTTACACTTTTTTAGTACTGGTGATTACACTAGACCTAGTTTTCAAATAGTTGATATAGCAGCTAACGGAACTATTTCATCTCCAACAAGCACACCTAACAGGCTTCTTTTTGCAAGTAGTGAAACTGAAATAGATAATTACAGCACTAATACTAGGCGTGCTTTTTGGTCAGACGGATCTAAATCTTATTTGTTTACTAAAGCAGGTTCAAGTGGTGATTTAACACAAAACTTTGGTATTATTTATCCAATAACAGTACCAAGTTCTGGTAGTACTTTAACTAAAGGAACTTATATTGATCCAGAAACAGGATTGCATAGCGCTCCAGGAGCTGCAGCTTATTTGGGTTCTGGCTCTTTTGCACTTGGCTATCTTAACAATTCTGCTGGTACTAGTGACACTAAGATAATTGCAGCGTCTACTGCTAACACAGTAACTGGTGACAATGCAGTAGCTATTGGATCAATTAATACAGCATCTCATGCTACAAGTATTGTAATTG